CTCTTTCTGCTTTCTCCTTCATTCCTCTGGTTACTTCTCCGGAGAGACGAACGGAATAATATTCGTCCATCCACTCGATGATTCGCTCTATCAGAGAGCCAAATGGGCCATCTACCAACGGTTCTGACACGCTTATGACATCCACATTGTGCTTCTTTTTGAGCAGAGACTTGTATACGATACTTTCTTCTTGGTTTCTCGCAAATCGGCTATATTTCCAGACAAGAATGGCATCTGCTGGGTGATCTGACGATTTCGCGAGACTAATCATTTTTTGAAACTCTGGGCGCTTGTCAGCTTTTCTACCAGAAATCCCGACTTCATAAAAAATCTTAGATACCACATAACCGTTGCTTTTGGCATAGTCTTTTAATAGCTTTGCCTGGGAATCCGGTGATAATTCGTCCTGCTTCCCAGTGGATACACGGACGTATCCAAAAGCGTATTTCGTTTCCATGTTATCATCTCCTTATTTAATTTTATGCAAAAATGGTATAAAAATAACAGCCAGCACATGAACGAATGTTCTGGATTGCAAGCTGTTTCCGAAGATGATACAATATTCATGGATTTTAATCGCATATCTTCGGGTATGTAGACCGTCTCTGTGTTGGTAGCACTGGGGCGGTTTTTTATTTTGTTTTATTGTCCTAAAGAATCGAGAGAGTTCATTAAGTCTTCCGTACTCATGCCGGCAGCGGAAGAAGTGTATGCGTCAGTGATCTGCTTTGCGTATTGGGTGTATACGTCAGTTAATTTCAATGACCATTCTTCATAAACACTGTACTCGTCCCCATTCTTCTGCATTAGCGTAGCCATTTCGGAAACGCCCTGATTAGAAATCTCGGCCAGTTTTTCAACCTTGCTATTTGATAATTCAGCAAGCGCATTTAAGTCTCCGGCAATCGGAGCTGCTTCGTTATTATATTCTTCCACAAGTCCCGGAGTCGCGTCAGCAATCTTCTTTGTATAATCATCGAGAATGCTTTGATATGTCACTTCGACTTCCGGTTCTTTTTCCGTAGCCTCTGTTTTCGCAGTATTCTCTTTTTCTGGCTCTTTATCTCCGCCACACGCTGTCATGGACAACGCCATAGTTCCAATCAACAGCATGGTTACAATTTTCTTTTTCATATTTTCCTCTTTTCTCCTGTACCTCAACACCACTTTACTCTATATAAACGCCGAAGCGGTTATATCGATACAAAACAAATCATCTAAGCTGTTAGTATTTCTAAATTTTCGTTTTTTGTTCTTTCGCTCCAACGGATAGTATTCACGCTGTAGTTAGAAAATCCATCTTCCACTCCTTTGCTTATGGAATTTGAATCGTTTAGCAGTACAACTAATTGGCTATCATGTCTTCTATATGGTTTAGTATCGTTCCAAGCAAAAAGAGCATTACTCATTGCGGTCTTGTTCGGATTATTTATAGCAAGGCATAGTCGTTCTGGCTTTCGCTTAGACCGCTGTATAGCAAAGTCGTAGTTATGGGAGAAACCAGATTTCCCAGTAAATGAAACATTTTCCATACAATAAATATCATTTTCCAAAAAGAAATCTTGTATGTCATCCAGAAAAAAGGAAGAAACCTTCGTTCTAGAGGTCATGTACATATCTGTTACACGAATAAGGCATTGTGTGAATGCATGCTTTCTTTGTGCAAATTCAGGAGCCGGAGCCCGTAGCGTTAATTCGTTTTTTTCTAGTTGAACTCCAAATTGAGATAAAATTTGATTAAGTTGTTGCTTTCGATTTTTCGTTAGTTTAAATCCTGTCATTTCAAGAGAATTTAATGTATATCCATCATCTGTGAATAAAAGTTCATCATTCTCTTGCTTTACATAGAATTGAAAATAATCGCCATCTGTATCTAAAAATGGTGTATTTATTTCATAATACTGACCAACTTTGGAAAATGTAATCTCATTTCTGAGCCAATTAGCATAATCATCTATATAGCGCTGAATATCCATAAAAACACCTCCTTCACATTTTGTTATACAAGTTCTAATTGAAAAGAAATATTGGGCTGTTTAATTACATTAAATTTTTTCAAAAACAATATAGTATTTTCTACAAAATTATCAGATAGAATATCTTCGGCTGGAATAGCAAATTGTCTTCCGTATTCTTCAGTATATATGTGCCAATGAGAACCTATAATCTTGGAGCCATCAGGGTTTGGATGAACTTTCCCTGGATTGACATGTAATTCCAATAGAAGAATTCCATCCTTTTTAATTCTAGCGCCCATTTCGTATTTTAATGAATTTATTCTACCACGATATATTTTTGCTGTGAATAATTCTTTTTTAGTATCTCCAATTAAATCAAATTCTAAAGAGTTGCCTTTTGATGGAAATTCTACAGATTCGGAAAGAGTTCTTTTAATCATGTTGAGCAAATCATCAGCTTCTTTTTGTGATAATGTCTTTTTAGGGGTCATCTGTCGTTCCTTTCAAAACACCAGTTCGATAAAAGGCGTTTTTTTATATAGGAATCACAATACGCTTTTAAACTCCATAATCTTTTCATCATATCCAGCCAGCCTTGCAATCTGGCTTTTTGTCATGCCTGGATTCTCATAGATTAAAGAATCTGGTATTAGAAGTTCTGCTGCAAAAATATTCGCTTCTATTTCATTGGTAGAAGATAATAGAAGAGTCTTATTTCTGATAAAGTAACAATTTTCTTTTCTATGAAGAATGGAGTGTGCCAATTCATGGGCCATTACAAGGTTCAGTTCATGTTCTTCCAAATCTTCATTCAGAAAAATGCACTTGTGATTTTTCAGAAACATATAGCATCCAGCTCGACTTCCCAAAGGTCCTAATTGAACTTCGACATTTAAACAGTTTGCAAGTTCAAAAGGATTTCTTGTATTAAATTTCTTTATGTAGTATTCAACTAAACGCTTAATATCGTTTGTTCTCAATTTATACACCTACTTTTTATTTTTGTTAGGGTTGTACTTTTCTTTGTTAATCGGTTTTAATCTTCTCATCATCAGCTCGATTTGTCCAAGAAGCAAGTCGATATCTTCTTCTGGAATAGCTTGACCATCATAAGAAGCAGGACCTGCTTCATTGTTTTTTAACTTATTTCTGATGTTTTCCATATCTTTTGCAATGTCGCGCTCATCTTTCGCCGTGAGTGATGACGGATTATCACCATTAGATGCTCCAGACATTAAATAATCCAACGATACGCTGAAGTAATCAGCGATTTGCTGGAGCTTGTTAACATTTGGTTGACTTGAACCTAATTTGCTTATGTACCCTTTTCCAAAATTAAGCTCGTTTTCCAATTTATTCATTGAAATTCCATGTTCTTTGCACAGATGTTTTACGCGTTCTCTCAGTGTCATATGTAGACTCCTTTCAAAAATCTGAAAAAATCGCAAAATAGTCCTTGACATTCTGAAATTATCGCGTATAATGTGATTATAGGGTTCTGAAAAAATCGCAAAAAATTGCGATAATAAGAATGCTGGAATTTATTTTGTAATTTTGCTTGACAACTAGATTATAGAATATTTTCAGAACTTAGTCAATATAAAATTGTGATGTTTTCAGAACTCAATCAAAAAGAAAGGAGTGATTGATACGGAAAATAATATTTTCGACAAGGTATCTAAGAAAGCTGTAGAAAAAGGTATTTCCATCAACTTATTAGAAAGTCGTGCTGGTGTTTCCACCGGAAGCATTTATAAGTGGAATACAGTTAGTCCTACAGTAAGAAGCTTATCCAAAGTAGCAAGGGTACTAGGATGTACCATTGATGAATTATTAGAGTAGGAGGAATTTATGGCAGATGAATGGCTCGGAAGAGCAATCAATGATTACCTGACAGAAAGAGGTATCAAACAGATTTTTTTATCACAAAAAACAGGGATACCGAAACATAAGATCTGTAGTTCGCTGAATGGCAAGAGACGGTTTACTTTTGAAGAATATGAGCTGATCTGCGGAGCCCTTGAAGTGAATACAGACAAGTTTATCAAACCAAAGAAATTGTGAAGGAGAAAAAGATGTCTAAGAAAAGTCAAAAAAGTTTGTATGAAGAAATGGTAGAAGATTTATCGAAGTTCGTTATTCGCACTGCGAACAAGGATAACCCAACACCAGAAGAGCTTATAGCAATGACTGAAATGGCAAAAATGCTATTCAGGACAATTTAAAAGTCCTGAGTATAAACTCAGGACAAAAGACTAATGGCTTGTACTTTTATGGTTTGCAAGGATTGTTCCTGCTTTAGATTTTGCGGAAGCTGATTTGCTTGTGGAAAGAGTTTTTCCAGCTTTGCTGACTTTAGCAGATGGCTTGCATGATTTTCCTACATTTAATGAACTGTTTGAGATGGTGATGAATGACTAGCCGGTTCCAACCCGGTTGAATGCAGAGGACAGTGATAAATAGAAACGAGGTGAAGAAATGAGAAATATGGAATTCAGAAGAAGAGAACGAGAAATTTTACATAATTATATGGAGTTTTTGGCAGCTAATCACAAAGAGATAGAGCCAGCCATAATGACTGACTCTATATGTAAGTTGCACAGCGAATTAAATTCCACCACTAATATTAGCATTAAGTTTTGCGGAATTATTCTTGCTATCTTGCTTGCGAATCTTGCGGTAGGCTTCTTCGTACTTATCAGCAATTTCTTCAGGAGTAAGGTTTGACAAATCCTGATTTCGCAAGTAGAGCATGGCTAATGCTTCGCATTTTGTGCTTGAAAACGTAGCCATATCATTTCTCCTTTCCTGTTTACTCAGACATGCCAGTGTCCTGTATTAACAGTATAGGAGATAAGCAAAAAGAAAGCAATCCCGCCACGGAGGTTACGATGGCAATAAAATAGGAGGTAAAAGGTATTGAACGAATTATTTGCAATCAACACAGACGGTAACGAACCTACCATATCGGCCAGAGACTTACACAAGGCTCTCGGAATCAGAAAGAGATTTTCTGAGTGGTTCGAAAAGAATTCGCAAGGATTCATTGAAGATGATGATTTTACAAGTGTACTTTCGGGTACGGTTGTAAATAACGGAGCAAAAAGAGAATTACAAGACTATCAATTATCTACCGACATGGCAAAACACATCTGTCTTATGAGCAGAACTGAAAAAGGGAGAGAGTGCCGGCAAAGATTGATTGATCTCGAGAAAGCATGGAACACGCCGGAACAGGTAATGGCAAGAGCCTTAAAGATGGCAGGTAAGACCATTGACAGCCTGAAAGACAGATGCAAATTCCTTGGAGGGCAGGTTGTAGAACAACAGAAATTGATCGAGGAAATGACACCGAAAGCGAACTATGTTGACCATATTCTGGAATCAAAATCACTGGTAGCGACTACGCAGATCGCAAAGGACTATGGAATGTCAGCTGTGAGACTTAACCGGATTCTGAATGATATGAAAATCCAGTACAAGGTCAATAAGCAGTGGGTTCTTTATTCTAAGTATCAAAATTGTGGGTATGTACATAGTAAAACCATTGATATCACAAGGAGTAATGGAGATCCGGACGTAACAATGCAGACACAGTGGACGCAGAAAGGACGCCTGTTTTTATATGAGGAACTGAAGAAAAGTGGCATCTATCCAGTAATTGAGCAGAGCGCAGCATAGGAGGGTATACATGAGCGAAAAAGACAGAAAAGAGATTGCAGAAATGGTGAAGAAAGAGAAATATCTGGCAGAAAATGACCCACAGGGGTTTATGCTTGCCAAGAATAGCATGGATATTCTGAAAGCGAGATCGGATATGGATGCAGTGGAAGAAAAGGAGGAAAAAGAGAATGTGTTGGAGTGGCAGTCCGGGAACACCGGGAATGGATTCCGTTCAAGAAGCGGAAAAGCGTACAGGAAAGATGTTCAATGCTCAATCGCAGAGAATGGACCAAATTGAGTTTGATGCGTTTAAAAAAGAGGTAGAAGAACTTAAAACAGAAGTAGATAGCCTAAAACATAAGACCCTCTATCTGCTTGTAACACTTGTTGTCTTTGTTATTTTTTCTTCATTTTCAGTTGTGAATATGTCAAGACAGTATTCAACTATTCATGATTACTACATGGATTCGCAGAAAAATGATCAGAAGATAAGTCGATCTCTGGAAGAACTGATTCCGAAGATAGAAGTACTTCAGTCAGAATTTAAATAAGGAGGAAAAAGACAATGTTTAGCAACGTAAAAATCGACAATGGATTATTTTTAGACGGCAAGAAACTTAACTGCGTGAAATCATACAAATTAGAACAGAAATATGAAGATGTTGTCGCTGATCTTACAGTAAATATGGATGTCCAGGTTTTTGACGGCATCACTAAGACACCAAGTATTGTAGCCGGCAGTATTAAAGCTGAAAAACTGTCTGGATTGAGATTGTCAGACTTGGCAAATTTAATTGCCGACGACGTACTGGTGAAAGTTGTATATCAAAAAGGAATGGGGACAGCAACAAATATATATGTTCCGGGAAGTATTTCTGGAGAAGATCCAAAATTTTTGGAAAAACACGTGAAAACAATAAGAACCAATATTAACGCGCTGGTTATAGAATTGGAGGACTAACATGAATTATCCAAAGGAAATCATGAGTAGAAAGGAACTCATCCAACAGGGATACCCGCCGGAGTTTTTAAGAAGAGTCTGGAATACACCCGGTCAGCAGGTGGCATTTTTGCTTAATCCTGCGAATCCTCATAGTGCCTTAATGTACCGCACTTCAGAACTGGAAAAATTTATCCAGAAAGAAATGAGGGCAGCAGAACGGGCAATGAAATTGCGAACAGGGGTGATTTGATGAAAAGGCTGACAGTAAAACAGATTGAGAAATTCATCCAAGCCCTGGAATCCACGGAAAGAGTGGATGGTTATTCCGAACAGCAGAAACTTCATGCGATTGCCTGTCTGGAGAATTACAGAATGGCTTTGGAAATGAAAGGCATGAAATCCGTGAAATTAAAGGAGGCAGACGATGAAAATTAAAGGAACCTACCACTGCCAGACCACTCAGCAACCAAACACTTTAAACAGCTGGGACATCCGGTCCGTCTCTGTAGATCTGCCGGAAGAAGAGGACAAGCCTTACTGGCACAAGGTTGCGGCATCCGTGATCGGGTTCGGAATGGTGGTGATCGGGTGGTGGTTGGTGTTCGGGTATTAAAAATGAGCACCTACAAAAAGGCTGGGGAGCCGTAGGTACTCGGGAAAAAATACGATTCTATATTAACAGATTTTAGGAGGATAAGCAATGGACAGAAAGAAAATACATGAACTTTTGGATTTAGTTCTTGACATTCAAGATCGCGGAAAAGGCAAAAACGGATTCCCGTACATAGAAATTGGTTTTTCAAATTTCGGAGACAGAATCTCTTTATACGCTATGAAAAATGGATTTGTGGTAGGTGACTACGATTTAAACATAAAAATCGAGTCGGATTACGCCTTAGATAACGCAATCGATGCAGTCAAAGGATTACTGGAAATAGCAGTGGACAAGACGGAGGAACAGTATGCTTAGCTATACAGATACCGAGCAAGAAGAAATGACAGAACGAGAAGCTGTTGAGAGTGAGAGATATTTTAAAGTACGGAGAAGACATTATCAAAATTATTGCGATTTTATGGAGGAGATAACAAATGGCAACATTATACGAGATTGATGAAGAAATTTTAAATTGTGTAGATCAGGAGACAGGAGAGATTATTGATCCGGAAAAACTGGCACAGTTGCAGCTTGATTTTGACAAAAAGGTGGAGGGGATCGCCCTCTGGATCAAGAATCTCTTGTCTGATGCAGAAGCAATCAAAGCAGAGAAAAATAAACTGGCTGACCGTCAGAGATCATGCGAGAACAAGGCGAGAAATCTAAAAGAATACCTGTCTGGTTACCTGTGTGGAGAGAAATTTAAAACAGCAAGAGTTAGTATCTCTTATCGAAAATCAGAGAGTGTAGAGGTACAAGACGTTTCGAAACTGGACAAGGAATACTTAAAATTTGCTGATCCTGAGGTTGACAAAACAAAGGTGAAAAAAGCACTGAAAGATGGTGTTGAGTTATCCGGAGTTGTATTGGTACAGAACAATAATATTCAGATTCGGTAGGGTGGAAATATGGAATTTAGGACATTAAAAGCGAATGAGATTGAATGCCGTATCGCAACGGTGAAGAGTAATGGGATATCGCTGCTACTATATAAAGACGCAAGGTGCGACATGAATATCTTGGATGAAACTGTAGGAAAGTTAAATTGGAAAAGAGAACACAGCAGAGACAACGCAAACTGCACCGTGAGTATATGGGATGATGATAAAGGTATCTGGGTTTCCAAAGAAGATACAGGGACGGAAAGCTTTACTGAAAAACAGAAAGGACTTGCATCCGACAGCTTTAAGAGAGCTTGCTTTAATTGGGGAATCGGAAGAGAGTTATATACCGCTCCGTTTATTTGGATCCCATCCGATAAATGCGAAATTTCCGCGAAACAGAATGGTAATGGAAGCACTTGTTATGATCGTTTCCGAGTAAGTTATGTTGGTTATGACAAAGAAAGAAACATAGATGCACTGAAAATCGAAAATGAGAAAACCGGAAAAGTAGTATTTTCGCTTGGTAGAAATGCCGGAAATTATAATCCTGCTAATCAAGAAGAATCTCTCAAAAACTATGTGACCGAATCACAGGTAAAAACACTGGAAATTTGCATTCCTAAGCATAAGCAGACAATAGCGAATGTGTGTCGGGTTTATAAGGTGTCTTGTTTGCGAGAACTGACAGTGGAGCAATTTAAAAAGCTTATGAGAAATATGGGAGAAGAATAATGAGGTTTACAGGAAGATTGAAAGAACCTGTCGCAGATTATCACAGTGGAAAGCTGACCATTCTATTCGAGCCTATAGAGGACTTCCGACAAGCCTACGATGAACTGAAAGATTATGAGAAATTAACGCTTGAAATAAAGCCGTACAGAGCAAAGAGAAGCCTTGACGCGAACTCTTATTTGTGGGTGTTACTCGATAAATTAGCGGAAAAGTTGGACATCACTAGGTGGCAAGCGTACCTAAATGAATTAAAATCCCACGGTGCTTTTGAGTACATACCGCTCAGGGAAAAAGATATCTATCTGGCACAGTCAGTGTTCCGTATTGTGATAGATCGTGGAGCACAGGAAGTAAAAGACCTAAAAGGGAGAGCTGAAACATTACACACTCTGCAATGCTACAAAGGGTCAAGCAAGTATAACACAAAAGAAATGAGCAGACTCATCAAAGGCGTGTTGGAAGATTGCAGAGAGGTTGGAATACCAGATGCAGACCTTTTGACCCCAGATGAAAAAGAAGAGCTTAGACAAAAATGGGGGATTGAACTGTGAGCATTGATTACAGTAATATGGCATTCCCTAAGCCGAAGCGCAAGAAAAAGAAAAAAGGACATCAGAGGACGTCCGGCAGACCAAAGAAGCTGTGGAGCATATTCACAGAGGACATGGATCACTGCATGTATACCGGAGCTTATGGGGTGGAAAGGCATCACATTTTCAGTCACACATCGAGAGAAATTGAACTTTCGGAGGATTATGGATTCATAGCTCCATTGAGACCGGACCTGCATCAAAACGGAACAAGGGCAGGGAAGAATGCAGCGAAAGTTGACAGAGACTTAAGAAAACGCTGCAAGGAATATTATTTGCAGCACTACGGAACAGAAGAACAGTTCCGGCAAGAATTTCACTATGTTAGTAAGGGTTAAACCTTTGCTATAAATTGCAACCCGTTCATGGCTGCTGTGTAGTACGTCACAAATACCTTAAGTAAGCCAGATTCATTGTCTCCCGGTAATTCCGGGAGCAGAAAGGAGAATAAATGGTAATTACAATTCCGGGCAAACCGGTTGGAAAAGCAAGACCGAGATTCCGCAGAGCCGGATTTAAAGTCATTACATATACGCCAGACGAAAGCAAAAAATACGAAAAGGAAGTTGCAAGGATTTACAAGCAGAGTATAGGCGTGCTTTACACGGACATCCCTCTGAGAGTTCGAATTTTAGCGAAATTTCCGATTCCAGAGAGCTGGTCTAAGAAGAATAAGGATAGGGCTTTAAAAGGAGAAATGAAGCCGAATAAGAAGCCTGACTTAGACAACATTGCAAAAATCATTCTGGATGGACTGAACGGAGTCGCATACATCGATGATAAGCAGGTAACCAGTCTGGAGATTGAAAAAGTGTACTCGGATACACCTTGCGTGGTGGTCTATATTGCGGAGGATGAGTAATGGCAGAGGTGAAGTGGATCAAGATAGCAACGGATATCTTTGATGATGAAAAGATATTGCTGATAGAGAGTTTACCGGATGCTTATGCAATTATAACAGTCTGGTTCAAGTTGCTATGTCTTGCCGGGAAAAAGAATAACGGTGGTGTATTCCTGATGAATGACAAGATTCCCTACACAGACAAGATGCTGGCAACAATCTTTAGAATGAATGAATCCACTGTAAAGTT